AGCCGTTGGTATAATATCCGTCTTTATCTTATTACGATTAATGTTTGCTTCAATAGCTGCTGCACTATTCTTTTGTACTTCCGCAATATCATCCCATACAGTGCGAGTTCCGGGTTCTTTATATATCTTATGACCATAAGCATTACGCCCTGTCTTAAACTCTGCGCTGCGCTGTTCCTTGCGTAGTTGCTCCTGAATAGCAGAAGGAGATAAGCCTGACCTACCTAAGTCTCCCATACGCTTTTGCCAGTGAGCTTGGTTATACGTTATAGCTTCTTTTACTTTTGCTGGCTTTTTATTATTACCTGTTACTTTTCCTGTCTCTGATTTTCCCTTACCAGAAAACTTATCAAGCAAAGTGGTGAGTATACTCTTAGGGCTTAGTACACTAAGATCCAGTGTACCTAAGGCAGCATCCTTAAGGAAATTACCTAGTCCATCCCAGTCAATAGGCTCTCCATCTGACGCATAACCACTATCTTCCTCTATAGTACCTGCATTTCTATGCTTAGTATTAACTGTTTCTTGAGCTAGGATCATAAGTTCCACAGGAGACTTATCTTCAGTAAAGTAAGAGTCTAAGAACTTTGGATCACGGAACCTAGCATCGTACTCTGCCCGTGCATCTGGAGTTAAAGCTTGAAAGAACTGATCCACTTCGTCTTGGCTCATATCAGACTTATGTAACCCATCTAATACAGCAACTCGGCCTCGTCTTATCTGCTCAGACTTAGCTAGTTCAGCAGCATACTTACCTGACTTTTTATAATTGGCAGTCCTCTCATCTCCACCGGAATTTACAGTAGAATCCTCTGGGTCTACAGGAGCATCCGGATCACCCGGCTCTGTCCCTACTTCATAGAAACCATCAGGAACAGGTCGTAAAGGCTCTCCTCTAAGGACACCCACATCAATAGTCTCACCTGCGGCATTAGTATACTTAACATACTCTACGGCATTAAGAACACCAAAGTTCTTACCTTTACCTGTATAGTCTGCATAGGAAGGTAACTCTGCTACTCCACCACCCTCATAGCCCCTTACAGAGCCGCCTTGGGCAAAGTTCTGTGCTGCACCTTCAAAGTCGTCACTATCCATACCATCAATAAGAGCATCAATCTCCATAGATTCATCATCCATGCCCATTGACTCCATCTCCCCATGCATAGCAGGTGCAGGGGAACCACCAATCTGGCCTTCCTCTTCCATGTCGGCTAACCCTGCCTTGGCTGCTTTACGCATCTTCATAAGTTTATCTAAACCAATGAAACGTACCACATCAGCAGGTAAGACAAACTCACCTTCACTTAGTTGTGCGGGAATGTCATCACGTACTTCAGCTTCAAGGGAACCTGTAGGAACCTCGTTACCAGATACATCATCTACAACTGCACCATCATCTAAGAAACCACCTTCTGCGTAGCCACGTTTAATTTGCATTGTTAACTCTCTCTCTCAAATACTTTAATGATCTTAATGTTTGAATGGCACCTTGGGCTTGAAACAACTCCTTTGTATCGGTAGTCTGTTCCATCTTGCGGTGCTGCTGTTCAATTAGATAATCCATATACTCTACGTATGATTCCCAAGTGGGCTTATCATTACATAGGGGCTTCAGCAGGAGCAGGTTCATTGCCACTAAATCCTTCTTCTCCGGGAACTGGTACATTACCAACTCCAATGTTTGCGTTACCTACACCAGAGGCATCCATAGGAGCACCCTGTGGTGGTGGAGCAGCCGCTGCTTGTGCTTCAGCTTGTTGCTTCTGCATTAGCATTGCTTGTTCTTGTGCTTCTTCAATGTTGTTAGTAACCTTATCGGGATCTAGTTCCATTGACTTAGCAATCTCACGGATAATGAATTGTGACTTCATCCAAGGTGCAAGGTTAGGGTTAGCTCCAATCTGTAAGAACTGTAGTAATCGTTGACTACGAATCTCATTAGCCATTAACGACTCTGTACCACGGGCCTTAACTTCTAAGTCGCCACGAATGTTCTTATCAAAGTCAAACTGCATATTGAAGTGGAAGAAACTCTTACCCATTGGCCCTAACAAGTAATCATCAATGTTCTTGATAACAGTCTTGATGCCACCAGCAGCAGCATTCATTAGCATACTAATACCACTAGAGGTACGTCCTACACCAGTAACGCCTGTCTGTCCATGAGAGAAGGAAGGTAAGCCTGTAGACTCGTCTGCCAACTGTCGTGCCTTGTCAAACAACTGTAGGTTCTCACCTGACACGTTAGGATACTTAGTACCAAACAACGCTTGTCCCGGAGCACCACCTTGCCTACGGAATACCTTACCCGGATACAATTGCATATCCTGTCCCGGAACTAGGTTAGTCTCGTCTACTTCAAAGATTAAGTTACCAGACAGTACAGCGTTATCAACAGCCATACGCATGAATCCATTCATTAACGTCTGTGTATCATCCATGTTCTCTGCTAGTGCAATACCGAATAGTGAGTATGGGTTATGCTCATAGGGTACAGCGTAGTAAGGTAGACGTACAGGTTTGAATGGGTTAAGCACTGAACGTAATACACGATCATTACAGATCCAGATGTTAACTTGTAACTCGTCTGCATCCTGCAACTCTTTAGGAATCTCAATGTCATGTTCTTCAATAGTTTCCATGTCCATCACACCCCAGTACTCTAGTACCTCAAAGCGTTCTACACCTGAGTCTAGCTGGTAGTCCTTAAGATCATCTTCCCAATACTTCTTAGTGTAATTCTCCCCTTGATTGACTACATCTTCAATAACATCCTTACGGAAGAATGGGCGCTTCTTAAGATCACGTAGTTGGCTGCGGTTCATCTTGTGGCGTTCTACTGAGTACTGGCACTCACCGATATTACCTGCGTCTGGATCAGGATAGAAGTCCCATACAGACACGTAAGATACCTTAGGTACAGTCTTGGTAACAGGAATATAAGTACCATCCTCGTCCCAATCAGGGTATTCTTTATCAACAGCCATTGGGCCTTTCATGATACCAGTACCAAATAGAGGCATCTCAAATGCAGCAGAGCGTAGTTGCTTCGTTGCTTCTGATTCATCTAACTGGTCATGGATCTTCTTCTCCATACGCTTAGCAGCAAGCATAGCAGGATTATAGTTAACAGAGGTAGGTGAACTACCCATACCTTCTTTAAGATCCTTACCTGAAAGCTTATCTGTCATTGGCCCTAACTTAAGTGAGGACTCAGTAGCACCTGCAGGGAGATCTTTACCATCACCCGCATAGCCATAGGGGGATGCATCTGCACCCTCTTTAGCTGGATCATAATGTACATCACCTGCAACACCTTCTGGTAATACAGTAGGATCTACAGATAAAGGGAAGCGACCTGCACTGAATAATACATCTGTAATCTGACCATAAGCCGCTAACACCTTAGTCTTAGTTACCTTGATGAATACACGGGACTTCTCAGCTTCAGTGAACTTAACGTCATTACTGTACACACCACGATAGTTCTTGTAGTTACGTAACCACTGTTCTTCGTATTGCCTACGTGCAGTTTCTGCTTTAGTGAAGCGTTCATTTACAATGTCAACTAAACGACTTACGTATAGCTTTTCATCTGATGATTCCTTCACATCGTCTAGTGCTGCGGAGGCGCTGCCTAGTTCCGGTAATTGTTCTTCTGCCATTTCTTACTCACAAAATGTTAAGTTAATAACCCATTATTGGATCTGCTAAGTACTGACTGTTAGGTCTTGCTGTTGCTGGATCATAATCAAATACACCAAATCTAGGTCTGGACATAATGCCATACCTAAGTGCATCGTATAAGTGATCATGAGCGTAATTAGTATCTATATCTTCTGCATTCTTTTTATCCAGCGGTATAGTAGGAAGCTGTGATATAAGGTTACTACAATTATTAAAGATAACCATACGAGGCTCTTCAGTGAAGTCATCCACCTGTAGCCTTCTATGTAATTCATTCTTGCCTGAGATCCGTGTTCCTTTAGATCTATCTGATGGCCTCCAACGACAACCCTTCACTACCATACGTTCTGCTATGCTAGGGCCAGTGTCACCACGCTTGTGCCAACATGAGGAGTCTAAGATGCCATACTGCATACGTCCATCACCCTTCTCTGCTTCTAGTATGAGGTCAGCTAAGTCTTCTGCCAACACCTTTGACACATACATTTCTCTGTAGACAATAAGCTGGTCATTCGGAGCGACAGCACACCATACAATTGCTGAATAAGAACTGTAACCATAATCTCCCGCTCTAAACTTAGTCCAGTTGCTAGGTATGTCAAATGGTTCCACAACGTGGATGTGTCTATTAAACTCAGGGAATGCAGCTCCTTCTGCAATGTCCCAATCTCCTTCAAGCAACTGTCTCCGTTGCTGTTCTGGTAGTGAGAGCAAGTTAGCTTCATAATCCCCTGTCTCTGTCAAATAAGGATTATCAGATAGCTTAGCAGGAATAAACTTCCTACGGAAAAGTGCCTGTCCTTCCTTGGAATGACCTGCTGGGTATACCATTGGATTGCCAGTTTCAGAGTCAGTGGCATCAAAGGATTCCCCATATGGAGCAGGGTCAATGAACATCTTCTTTACCCAAGCATGACCACGACCACCGGGGTTAGTAGATGCTCTCATGTAAATAGGAAGTTCAGGTGCAGTACTACGTAATCGTGATCTTAGGTAATCCCATGCGTAGGATGTACCCCATTGAGTTAACTCGTCAAAGCCAACCCAAGAGAATGATAGTCCTTGGTAACGTGATACGTCATCATCTTTGTC